GGATACAAACGCAAAGTTAGTATCTGTTAATATTGAGGAAACTCGAAAGTGTAATGTGACTGTTGCAGCACATTAAAAGTAATATCTATATTGGAGGAAGTACTATGGATAAAGATTATAGATTTAAGGACGGAAAGTATGAGTTTTGTGGTGATAAGCAATGTGATTTACAATCGCAGTTAATCGATGGCGACCCTCCGCATCTAGTGTGTTGTAATTGTATTGAAGAATACGAAGGTAATCCTCCTGATATTAGAGATCTTTGTTCGACTGTTAAGATGCGTAAAAACAGAAAGGGGTAGTATGTGGGAGATTAAAGAATAATGGCAATTGAAACAAAACAACGAAAGGCAAAGTGGGCAGAACTGAAACCCTATGATGTCTTTGCTGATGAAGGTGATTATATTGAAGTCACTGAGTGGGGAAACGGAGAAGGGTTTGATGTATCAACCGTTGTTTCCAAACACTACCAATTATTTTCATTGACATACGGTCAGTGGGAAGCACTTCAAGCACTGGTTGCTTATAAGGAATAACATGGCACTTAAAGTTTTCCCAACTGAGTTTCAGATCTATGATGACGAATCTGATATTGTACTTGGTACGATCAAAGCATTCGATGAGGTGTCGTTGGATGTTGAGATCAAACAGATTATGTCTGCGAAGGACATGGCGGAACTTGCTGCTGTGATGGAAAAGATTGAACAACTCCATAAGGATGGTATGTAATGAGTTTTAATAGATTGTATAATAGTGGTAATCCAAATCAGGGCGATACAAAACGAGTCCTGTGTGTCTGTTCGGCTGGTTTGCTGAGATCACCTACTGCAGCAGTAGTACTGTCCCAGGAACCATACAACTACAATACAAGAGCGGTTGGTGTTGATCATGACCATGCACTGATTCCAGTTGATAATGTTATGCTGGAGTGGGCAGATGAAATTGTATGTATGGAAAAGTATCATGAACAAATGATTCGAATATTGTTTCCTGATTATGATAAAGAGATCACTGTACTTGACATTCCTGATCGATTCAGATATCGTGATCCCGAATTAATTGAAATGATCAAAGAAAAGTATGATGGACAACCTAAAGATTTAAAAATGAGAATTGAATCAGCGGGTGAAGTTACAACTTGGGATGATCATAAGGAATAAAATAAAGATGTTTTTATTTGAATGTAAAGTTTCTCTCCGCCAGGGAAATGGATATAATCCAATTCCTACTATTATGACATTTAAAGCTAGGAACTATATTGAGGCTAAATCCTATTTTGAATCTTTTGGAAAGTTATTAAATGAGCCGAGGATTATTTCCGAAACATAGAAAATATTATATAATATAATCCAAAATCGCATTTAGTTATTAAATAAGGGGGATAATTCCCACTGTTCATGCGGGCAAATTTTTTGAAAAAAACTGTTGACCTTTGGGCCAAATCATGAGATAATGACCCTGTCAATTGGAGGGAAATACATTATGAAAGATTTAGTGATCTATGGATCAAATCGTGAAACCCGAGACCTGATGAGATCGGCAGCTCATTTCTATGCCGACATTTTGTTCGGACCTCGTCTGGCCAACAACATCAGTCTGTGGGTTCACAACCGTAAGAACCTCCTGACCAAGGACGGAATGTATGGATCATGCACTGCCTTAGATGATGACAATCGTTATCCTCGTCAGTTCGCCATCCATCTAGATTCCTCCGTTCCTCGTAAGATGTTGTTCGAGACTCTAGCTCATGAGATGGTTCATGCTAAGCAGTATGCTCGAGGCGAGCTTCGTAATCTTTGGTCAGGTAAGACTTCATGGCAGGGTCAGCACATCGACGAAGAGTTGATGGAGTACTATGACCATCCATGGGAGATCGAAGCTCATGGTCGTGAGCGCGGTCTATTCATTCGTTGGATTAATCACGAAGGTATTCAGAATCAGAAGTGGACTTTTGACTTTTAAGGAGAGATAATATGTCAATGGATTATTACACAACTGCTATCGAAGCTACTTGGGATGAGTATGATTACTTCATGCGTAAGACCGGTCAGTGGATGAATGAAGAGGAGTATATTGACTACTGCTTCATGAAGGAAGCACAAGAGCAGGAATATGCTGCTCATTCTTATGACTTGGATGCGCAAGCCTATGGTTGTTGATCAGATCATTAAATGGATCGGTACCAGCTTCTTTCTTACTGCTGGTACGCTTGCGTCACTTAACATTCCCGAGACGAAGTGGGCATTTGTTCTCTTTCTCTCCGGCCACGTCGTCTTGGGAGTGTACTTTGCATGGAAGAGAGATACTCCCATGCTAGTACAGAATTTATTCTTTATTCCAATTGACATACTTGGAATAGTAAGGTGGTTTTAAATTATGAATGATGAATACTTGTGGGTCGAGAAGTATCGGCCTCGTACAATTGAGGACACAATCCTCCCATGGGGCTTGAAGCAAACCTTTCAGAAGATCCTGGAGGTTGGTGAGATGCCCAACATGCTATTCAGTGGCACTGCCGGTGTTGGCAAGACTACTGTAGCAAAGGCGTTGTGTAATGAGTTGAACAGCGACTACATTATTATCAACGGCTCTGAGGAAGGCAACATTGATACCTTGCGTGGCAAGATCAAACAGTTTGCCTCTTCGGTTTCACTCTCGGGTGGCCATAAAGTTGTCATCCTTGATGAGGCAGATTATCTGAACCCTCAATCAACTCAGCCAGCACTGCGTGGCTTCATTGAGGAGTTCAGTAACAACTGCCGTTTTATTCTAACCGCTAACTTTAAGAATAGGATCATTGAGCCATTACACTCTCGTTGTAGTGTATATGATTTCACTATTCCCAACGATGAGAAGCCAAGGATTGCTTCTCAGATATTTAATCGTCTGACAGGTATTCTGGAGCAGGAGAATGTTACCTATGATAAGAAAGTACTTGCGTCGCTTGTCGAGAAATACTTCCCTGACTTTCGTCGTATTCTTAATGAGTGTCAGCGTTATAGTATCAGTGGTTCTATTGATTCAGGCATTCTGGTCAATCTTAGCGACAGCAATGTAAAAAACCTGATGACCTATCTCAGGGAGAAGGACTTCAAGTCTATGCGTAAGTGGGTTGTTGAGAATATTGATACCGAGCCTCAGGTTATCTTCCGTAAGGTATATGATAGCATGAGCGAGTATGTAGCTCCGCAAAGTATTCCTCAGGTTGTTTTGATTCTGGCGGACTATCAGTACAAGAATGCTTTCGTGGCAGACCATGAGCTCAATGTTGTAGCATGCATGACCGAACTGATGGCTAATGTCCAGTTCAAATAGAGTCTGGCGACTCTGGGCGAAGGCGCTTGGAGAGAAAGCTAGTCCAAATGATAAGGAAGCAGATCGCATTGCTGTCGTACGCACTGCGATCCTTCTAGTTTATATTATAACCAACCTGTTCATTGTGGCAGGTGTAGTGAGACATTGGTAATGAATCCTTTTGAATATCTCAAAGCTATTAACACATCCAAGCAGAATGTAATGGAGGATGACCTATCCGAGAAAGCGTACAACGCATTTATTGTAAACCGTTCTTTATCTTACTTCACTGACACTGTACTGTTAGCGAATGAGATGAACATTCACCATCACTTAGATAAAAAGCTCCAATTTGACTTTTTACTAAATATTGTTCGTAAGAAGAATAGATTCGCTAAGTGGGCCAAGCAAGACCCTATTAGTGACTTAGAAGCCGTCAAGACATATTATGGGTATTCAAATGAGAAGGCTAGATCTGCTCTTACCGTCTTGACTCATGAACAATTAGAAGAAATAAAAGTGAAGGTGAATAAAGGTGGAAGAAAATAGTAATGTTGAGGTGAAGCATTGGTCACCTGCTATGATGTTGGAAGTGACTCTGAATGAGCCGGACGATTTCCTAAAGGTTAGAGAAACACTTACTCGTATTGGTGTAGCGTCCCGTAGGGATAATACTCTATTTCAATCGTGTCACATCCTACACAAGCAAGGCCGTTACTTCATCGTACACTTTAAAGAACTTTTCCTGCTAGATGGCAAACCATCCAACTTGCTGGAAAATGATCTGCAACGCAGAAACACTATCGCAACATTGTTGAGCGATTGGGGATTAATTACTATGGTTGAACCAGGTGCTGCAAAGGATGTGGCTCCATTACGTCAGATCAAAGTTATCCCCTACAAGGAAAAAGGTCAGTGGGAACTTTGCCCTAAATACAACATTGGGAATGGATAGTGTCTCTATGCAGTTCTAAGACTGCTTGTGGTTGGATACAATCACTAGCACAAATAGCGGTTGCTGTTGTAATTGTATATGCTGGTTGGATTGTCAATAAGCATATGGAAGAATGGACAGCGGCGTTTAAGCAAGGGTCGGAAGACCTACATAAGATACAACAATCGATGCATGACATTGATCGAAGAATGTACAGTGTTGAACAGCAAATGATTGTTGTGAACAACCAACTCACACAAATGAATGGTAATGTGGGTGGAATGAAACGGCGTATGAATCCAATGGGATTCTTTATGCCATGGTAATTATTTAAGGAGTTAGTAATGGAATTTTTAATTGGCGTTTTACTTGTTGTTATTGCTTATGGCTTGTACAGCATTTTTAAAGACTTCAAATCAGCAGACATCAACAACGATGGTAAGGTTGATGCACAGGACCTGAAAGCAGCTGCTGAGCATGCTGTTGCAGAAACTAAGGCTGCTGTTGATACCGTAGTTGAAAAAGCTGAAGAAGTGGTTGCAAAGGTCAAGACCACTAAGAAGGCATCTGCAAAGAAGAAGACAGCTACAAAGAAAGCACCAGTAAAGAAAAAGACTGCTGCTAAGAAAAAAACTGTTGCCAAGAAAGTAGTTAAGTAGTATAATACTACTAAAGAATTCGATGACGTATTGTCATTAAGGAGTTTGGACGGGAGTGCGATTCTCCCCATCTCCACCATAAGCACATCAGATAGACCTGTTGAGTCGAGTCTAACTGCTGGAGCCGAAAGGGACATCGTAAGGCTGGTGTGCTTATGATGGGGATGAATAGGTTCGACAGGCTCTCCAAAGCAATACTGAGAATCGGTCAATGCTGAAGACCGTGACTGAGAGTATGCTTGAAGGTAGGACCTTCGCGGATCTCATAAGGATTGGGGGTGCCCGGTCGAAGAAGCAAATAAAGTAACTGCAAATGATAGCACTTACGCTCTAGCTGCATGAGCTAGATGAGGTTATGGCAGGGTTTCCTTATCACCCAAAACCCTGCCCCAAATACTTCCCCTTGCGGAGTGGCGTTCCGTTTGGGTCTGAGTTGTCTACACAGAGAACTCTGTAATCATTCGCCACTTTGTTGGATGCCTTCGGGGTCCATTTTACATAACCTTGCTTAACTAAGGAGGTCTATTATGACTAGCATTGGTAGAATCAATTCGCTGTTTCCAGCGTCGTTCGTAGGTTTTGATCGTCTGTTCGATGAGATTGATCGTTTCAGTACACCACAAACCTATCCCCCTCACAACCTTATTAATGTAGCAGAGAACAAATATCAAATTGAACTCGCTATTGCTGGCTTCAGTGAAGCAGACATTAGCATTGAGTATAAAGATGGTACTGTTGTTGTTACTGGTGATAAGGGTGAACGCGATGAGCGCGAATACGCACATCATGGCATCTCAAGCCGTCGATTCGAGCGTACTTTCAAGCTCGCTGATCATGTAGAAGTAACTGGTGCATCATTGAACAATGGTATTCTGGCTATTGATCTTGAGCGTATCGTTCCTGAGGAACTGATGCCTCGTAAAATTGAGATCCAAACTACTACACCTAAATTGCTGACTGAAGAAGCAGCGTAAAACTATCATGCCCCGCTTCGGCGGGGCTTTTATAATGGAGTATATAATGTCCGACATTAAAGTTATTCGATTGACCACTGGCGAAGAATTAATCTGCACAGTGAAGTATAATGGCATTGAGGAAGATAATCTAGATGCCGACAATGTCCTGCTACTAGAGGATATTGCAATTCTTATTCCTACCCAAGAGAACTCGCTCGGTCTTGCTCCATTTATGGCATACACCAACGCGTCTGCTGGTCTAGCACTTCTGCAGAAAGACATCATGTTTGTTTGTGAACCTGTTGATGGCTTGAAGAAGCAATACCAGACCATGTTTAACCATATTGTGACACCTTCTAAAAAGATTATTGTATAAATATAGCTATTACTTCAACAGAAAGGATCAAGTGTGGCCGCACGTAATAGCTCCCCCGTATTAAATGATACTTTATTTGGCATAAATGAGAATGAAGGATGGGCCCATGCTGCTGCACCGAGAGTAGCATCTGGGCTAGGAGACTTTACTCTTAATCCAATGAATTTTTATACTGCAGCTCGTGTCTTTGTAGAGGCTCTGACTCGGGATACAGGCACTTCTGAAGAACAGTTGATCACCTACGCTACAAACAATATGCATGTTTGGATGCAGAATAAAATTATAGAAAAAATTAATAGTGGTGAAGCTTCTCTAAATGCAAACGGAAAATTTGAAGGTGGATTGTGGTATGATGATTACGGTGTATCTACTATCTTTAGAGCAACTGCTCCGGCTCAGTTAAAAGATTCATCAGACTGGGTAGATTATTTAAGTTCAGTCATGACTGATGGCTGGGCGTGGGCAGTGACTCTCGGCCGTGCTACATGGGAAGTTGATCCTGTTACAGGAGAGGTCACGTGGACTGGTGGTACTGCATATGACTTTCCTAAAGAAAGTTTTCCGGAATGGTTTACTGAATGGTTTGATAGTGGCAATCCAAAAAATATCGCACAGTATAAACCTCAAATAAACATCGACTCCAATCTAATTACGCGTGATTTTGGACCTGGTGCTGTTACTGGATCATGGTATGCCTTCGCCAATGTCGGTCGATATTTAACAGTTTTCGTTGGTGATGGTCCAAGAGATGGTAGCAATACATGGACATCCCTTTCTCTTGGTTTTGGTGAGCTTTTCTTCGATCCTGTACCATGGAATGGTAGTTCTTCTTGTTCATCATCTGGATTAGACGGATCATGCACAGGTACTATAACATCTGTTGATGGCCATCTTACGTATGACTTAGATTTAACATTTAATGGCGGCTCTACTTTTACGTATGATAATGTTAATTATATACTAAATGGTGGATCTGCGACATTATCTAATGCTGCTTACAGCTCTACTCCTATTACAGGTTTAATTGCTGTGGCACCATAATTAACTGTTGACATTCTCCTCCCCCTATAGTATAATAGTTGTGTTTGATATGGGAGAGCTAAGTGAAGTTTTATACATCTGTTCATCGGTTTGGTAATAGTATTCTTGTTCGTGGTTATGATAATGGCCATCGTTTTGCTATCCGAGATGATTTCAGTCCTACTCTATTCGTACCAAAT